CCCTTTAGAAGATTTATTACATCTTTAGGTGATTTGCAATCTGCAATTGAACATTTATTCCACATTACTACAGGTCCTTCATCTACACCTGCAGTTACTCTATGAACAACTGTACCAGCTTCAGTGTGACCGTAAGTAAAAGCTTTTAGTTGAGGGTCTTTACCCTTGAGTATAGGATATTTTGTAATTAGTCCAGGGTGACCGTTATATATCTCGTATTTACTGCAGATCTCTGGCGGTACAATACGCATAAACCCATGAAGAGTTACCAAAGGGTTTTCATATTTTGAGAGAATGCGTTCGTAATCCTCAACAGTCGGCTTGTTAGGTATGGTGTATATTGTAGTGTTCTCACTAACAACCGGCTGTTGCGATATCAGCTCATTTATAAAGCTGTTTGATAATTGAGAGTTATAGTGACCTATAATAGCACTTGGATAACATCCACGGCGTCGTGAAATATTACAAATCTCACTACCGGTATTTGAATAGAATGTAATCCAAGGTCTCATATTACATATTACCGTCTAAGATTTCACGGTACATATCAACGTTATAAGCAATGCAATCCCATTGATCATCTGAAACTTTCGCAGTGATCAAATCAGCGAGCTTGGTTTTAATTTTATCGCGTAGACCAAACGTACTGTTGTACCTGACATTGTGGAGACCGTGTACGATCGGGTTTGATGTATCTACAGAGCGAATATTGTAAACGTTGTTGTTTACGTAAAAGCTCATCTCTTGAGGAAGTGCATTACCAAGGAGATGGTGAGGTTTACTCCAATCCCATATGTCGTTATCAATCAATGCGTTAATAAGCTGTTGACGACCTCTACACATACGCTCATAATCAGTTAGACCTCTACCGGTTTCCTTGAAATAAGACATATCAAAACTGATTGCAATAACATCAGCATTATTAGACATGAAATTATAGCAGCGAATAATATCATCAAGTGTTTTACCTTGAACAACACCAATCCACTGCGCGTCCATCTTATCAAGCCTGTCGCCGAACTTATCGACAAAGTCAACCCAGTTATCCATAGTAGCTTGAGCATTTTCGAGAACATCCGGTATAATCATCAGATTAGGCCGAATCTTTTCAGCCCAGTCGATGTATTTCGACGCATCAAATGCTGTACCTAGCTCGAACACTGAGGTATCGAGAAATACTTCGCGATCATAAACATTACGTGCGTTTAGAAAATACTCTCTATACGAGTCATGCTGTTCCATCAAGTGGACTAGACAGTAATCATAATCGTTATACAGACGTGATCTTTCAAGGAGACTAATTGGACTTTCGTGGGATACTTTAATTCTCATATCGATATAATAGTAGCAGAAGTTGATACTTCAAGTAAATAATTAAGACATCTTTAAACTGCATGAATAATTACCCATCATATCTAGGTAACTACCTAGGTATTGTAGTTCAGTCAGACGACCCAGAGCGTCGTGGCCGTGTGAAAATCTTTGTTCCTCATATTAACGTAACAGTCTACAAAAAGTGGACAGAGGTAAAAAAAGACAAGAGATTTAAGTTTGTAGGTATCAATCTTAAAAGCGATCTCTCTAGCATAGTTGGTGATTTACAGAACATATTACCATGGGCTGAGTGTGCCTCTCCCTTAGTAGGTGAAAACAGCTCTGGTAGATACAATGCTTCAAAAGCAATAGGTACTACGAGCGATTCTAACAAGATCGGAACACTAGTAACAAACCTGTCGTCGACTGATATAGACATATCTAAAATTACCAAATACTCTCAAAATGTTGACTCAATTGGTGAGAAGTATGGTAACAGGTTTGATATAGATTACTACCGTGTAAACGATGCCTTTACATCAGCTCTCAGCGGTGTAAATACAGTCAACAAATATAGCTATAACTACATACCTGAAACGTATAGTAATCAGGCTCACGGCGCATTCACAATACCAAATGTAGGTTCTCATGTATGGGTATTCTTTCAAAATGGTGACCCAATGAAGCCGGTATACTTTGCAACATCTTTTGGTGCTGAGGACTGGAAGGGTATATACGATGCAAATGATAATAAGGGTATAGACTACCCTGGAGAGTTTGAAAATAGGCCACTATCAGCGGCTAATGCAGCCAATCTTAGCACAGAGACTTATCGTAACAAGTATGTGATTAATCAAAAGGGTGGAACTATACAAATAGTAAACACTGATAATAGAGAGTCTCTTAAATTCACACACTTCTCTGGTTCATTTAAAGAATTTACAAACCTGGTAAATATCGAGTTTGCGCAGAATAATGATCAGAAATTAGTTTTAGGTGATCAGTTCCTAACAACCCGAGGTAGTAAGAATGAATTTGTTCAGCATGACTTCGATGATATTGTAAGAGGTAACCGATACGTTAAGATAGGTGACCTGAATATAGAACCGTATAAAAAGTGGAAGGGGATATATACTGAGATTTCAGAGTCAAAGCAGTTATTTGACATTCAACGAGCACAAGCAAATACGGTGGGTTCGTTTAAAGCTACATCCCCGTTACAAAAGCGAAATGGTACATTTGCACCTTGTCCGGTTTGTACAAATAACGTATCAGGTTATTGGAAGCTCAACAATAATATGGGAACTGTCGGTGTAGCATTCACAACATCCGAATGTGATGGTACATTCCTCTTTAATAACATCTCCCTGCCGCTGATACAGAGCACAGCTACATATGGTACTTTTGGTAGCAAGGGTAAAATCTTCGGTGATGTGTGTCCAAGCTGTGGTGGTTCAGGTATATCTACAAGTACAATGGATGGTAGATGGCAAGCAGAGCCGTTAAAGAGGAATATTAAAGAGCTCTTAAACAGTAAAATAATCGAACTATCTAACGTCGAAAAACAAATGGGATTAGGCGGGTCACAGATAATTGACATTACTAAGCATAAGTTTGAAACTATCGGCATGGTAATGAATGATTTCGGTTCAGTTCGTGTCGACCCTGTAGGTAAGATGTATAACGCTGAAATACTAGTGGGTACTCAAGGTGTATATGAGAATAAGGTAGCAACACCTCTGATAGAATATGCACACGTTGACGATTTACCAGGTGGAACTTATAATTTGAACGTTTGTAACCGGTTTAATGTTCAAGTTGGGTCTGGTGGAATGTCATTCAAATCTCATGGACCTGCTGTAATATCAGGTACAATAACTAATATAGCTGGGTTACAGGTCAATATTGGTAGTGAAAATGAAGTTAATATTGATGGCGGACATAGACTCAGTCTTATAGCAGATGTTATAAGCATCAGACAGCGTCACAAAAAACAAGTTCTAATAGATAGCTCTCTCGGTGTTAATAAGAATGTTGTTATAGGTGGTGGATGCCATGTTGAAGGTGAATTATCAGTTAATCACATTACAGCTCCTGCAGAGATACAGGTAACAGATAAAACAGTTGTATATTCAACACCCGCAAAGGACTTTACGGGTAGAGGAGCAGTTATAGGGTACGGCGTTCCATTATACAACACAGAGAATGCACTAGGTGCACCAGTTGCACCTAGTGTGATTGGGTTAACTCAACCAAGTCAAGTCGTGGGGTGGGTAAATCTCCCAGGTGGATGTAGTAACACTGGTGGTTGCGTACCAGCTGGATTATACCCTGTATACGGTAGCGGTATACCATGTATTCAGGGTACAGCTATGGGTATTGGAGGCTTTGTACAAGAGCTTATGCCTATCAAGGTATATGGTACAGGAGCTGATCCAGACTGTATAGTGTCAGCACCACATGCACACACATTTAAGAATATACCATTAACGCTAACTACATCAAATGATGAGATGCGTGATAGAGCTAAAGCTGTTAATGAGTTAGAGCGTATACCAGCAGATCCGATTAATAACGGTTCTAATGGACCAGCTTAAGTGTAGATTACATCGAGGTCTTCCGGTGTAACGGCATACCAGCTCTTTGTACCATATGTACGCAATTGAGCTTTTTGCTTGAAGCTTGCTACGGAGATTTCACCAATAAGTCTGACGTTCTTCGGGTCATTTTCGTAATCACATATAGCCATTACGAATTTAGTTTTCTTTGTTTTATCGCTAGGGAGTCTGCCTACTTTGAGTTCAGGATTTGCGCCTAACCAAGTGATAGTCTTTACATCTGCTCCATCTTTGAAGTCAATACCACCATCGCATTTATCGTTCCACACCTCAGTACAAATCTCAGTATTAGTCATCTGAGCATAAGCCATCTCGCCGAGTAGACCAACTGCGATGTTTTTAGCACCCCAGCTGCGAGTATATGGTTTTGAATCTTGTATCTTAGTAGCAAGTGAACGAGCTTGGTCGATTTGTTCCTGTGTAAGAGTAATGACTTTCATTACTCATATAATAAGATATGCAAAGCGATAATCAACCCACTGGCTAAACTACGTCACATTTGCCACCTGCACAAGCTACTGTGTCTGATATTTTTGTAGAATCTTCGTCTTCTTCCAGTAGCTTGTAGTTAACTGGTTTATAGTTAGACACAATATCATTCCACTTCTTCTCGTCCTCTTCGGTCGTAACAGCTTCATTCGGAGCTTGCTTGAAGAGCTTATCACCTGTTTTTGGTAAGAGAGATACAGCACCAAAAGAGTTTCGGTGTTTGAACAAGTATTTAAAGACATCATTCCACTCATTCTCATCCACAATAACTGTACAAGATACATTATGTGTGATAGGCTTCTTGTTAGCTTCAGTTGTACCGTTATTGACCCAATGTGTTTGTGTAGACTTAATAATATCCAAGTGTTTAATAGCAGATAAGTCAGCCTTAACCATTGCTTCCTTAGATACGGTGATAGGGAAAGTAATTACATCGTCTGTCTTATTAGCCGACCATACACTCTCTTCACACATATGCGGGTTAATCTTCTTGAAGAATTTGTAGACTGGGTCGTGTTTATTGACTTGAACACGGCGGAAGTAACGACGCGCGTGGTGAGGGTGAATACCTGAAGCACTCTCAAGAACTAGCGAGCTAGAACCTTCAGGTTTCAGTGTTGTGATGCGTGCAGCTTGATTAATTTTGAGTTTAGATGCCCATTCCTTATTCACCTTCTTAGCGATAGCTGCACCTTTTTCTTGAACAGATGCGTTCAATATAATATCAGGTGCATCCATAGTACCGGTAATCGATACTCCAAGCAGAGCTTCTTCTTCTGTAAGTTGTTTTGCAGTCTTGCTTAGGTAGCTAAAATCAGTATAGGTTGCTTGTAAGGTACCTATGATAGTAGCAGCTTTAACAGCTTCAAAAAAGTCATTCGCTGTTTTGATTTTTGCTCCATTAATAGATGATAGGTTGCAGAACTGTACACCGCATATACCATCTGCAGTTACCGGTATAAATCCGATCTCGAAGCATGGGTTAAACAACTGATGAGGGTGATTAGCGAAAACAAATCCGGGTTCACCAAATTGGCGAGTCAGAGCATTGATCTTTATAAACTCTTCTTCTGTAACACTATCTCTCAGAAGAAGCACACTGTTATTAGAACGTGCACGCTGAGGTTCGATATGGCTCCAGCCAATAGTCTTCTTGTCCTTGAGAATATCATATTCCCACTTCTCAATAACCACATCATATCTGTGATTACGAATACCGCCGAATTTACCGTCAACGTAAACTACGCCTTCATACTTACCTTTACTGTTCTCATCAAAGTGTGCGTATTTGGTAACATTAAAAGCTACCTTAGCATTGAGCATGTCTTCATCATCCTTATCAAAAATGACTGAGGTAGCTGAACGGCGAATACCACCACTTAAAACAGCATCAGCGCAATGCATCAAGATATCATACGCATTCACTGGTTTTAAACGTTTCTGGTGGTTTTCTTCTATGATGTGGTCAAGTAAACTCTTTATTTTCTGTAAACCCTTCTTAAGCCCTTTGTATCCTGGAGCTTTACCACCGCCTGTTTTAATTACAGCACCTTCAGGTCGAATTCTGCTAAAATCAAATACAATCTTGCGACCTGAATATGCAGTATTACGGAAATAGCAATTCAAAAGAGCTTCAATACTATCAGCCCAACCTTCGATGCTATCTTCAACGACGTAGGTAACAACCGTACCACTCTTATCGCTAGGGCCAACTAAATCAGGTAAACGATTAACGAAGTATTTCGATAGACCTAACCCAACACCACAACCACACAACAAAAGGTAGAACACTTCTGCAAATGCGCGTGTACTGTCAATGTGTCGTACAGCGCAGTTAAAAATTCTAGGATTGTGAGCTACGACAGCCTTGCCACCGAACTGCATCGAGCGCATAGAGGGTACAACTTTTTTATCTCTTACGAAGTTGAATGCCCATTCCATCTCCTTCAATTCCTCCTTTGAAAGTATTTTCTTAAACTTGGCGATGTGCATGTCTTCGACGCGACCAACGCATTCGTTCCAAGCTTCTCGTCTGCTCATTATTTCATAGTACCTTGCATACTTGTCTGTGAAAATAAAGTTAGATACCTCTGTTAAAAAATTTACTGATTCTTGTTTGTGTGGCATAGCGGAAAATTATTTATACATTGTACGGTGTAGAAAGAAAAGTTCAAGAAGAATTTTATTTAGGTGAGATAAACACCTTTGTTTACAATAAATATTTGTATATGTGACAACATCTCATAGAGATGTCGTTGCAATTTTTTATATATGCCGTTTATTATCGAGAAAATAGTGATGCTGCTTGGTAAATTTCTGTTGTACTCTAATCCATTGGGTAAGAACTTACCCGTACTGATTATCGATAACAATAAAGAAGACGCTGAGATTGTAGATAATGTAGTTAAAAAGTTAGGAAAGACATCTGTCAAAGTAAACTCTGCCGAGGTTGCTCGAGAGTTTTTAAGACGAGAAGCTTTCTCGGCTGTATTATTAAACTTCTCTAGTTCAAACAGGTCACAAGATGAAGATAAGGAATGTTTAAAGCTATGCGAAGAATTTTCAGACACTACATACATATGTATAGTTGCTGATTATATTCAAGATTTATCACTTAAAGCAGGTATATTGTATACGATTCTTGGAAGAGGTCTCGAGATACCATCACTAGAAAAGGCAATATCTCAAGCTCTTGAACAAGCAGCATATAGACCAGGTAGCAGAGAGAAAGATGCAGCGACATTCGTTATTTTATTTGCTATTGCAATCCTGATAGGGTATCTTGCCGGTAATGGTCAGCTATCACACCTATTAACCAAATTGACGACATCTTAGTTATGAGAATACGGATAATGTTTATAACCTTCGCTGAAGCAATTGCCTGCTGTACATTACTGTATAGTGTAGCTTTTGTAGTAGCACAGTTACACAAATAACTTAGTAATTGGTGTATTTCAGTTGACCACTGTGTATATCATACACTCGAGTAACAACTTGTGTATCGCTTACCCTAACAGGTATAGCCATTTGATCTCCATTAATAATAGGTGCACCTGCAACCTCTCCGTTAACAGGCATAGAATACTTGCGTTGTTGAGTGTTTGAGTCGTAGATATCGACCGAATTATTTTGTGGTGTCGCGTATAACATAATCTTTAATGTGAATGTACAGTATACCTATTAACAAGTCAAGCATAAATATTAGTAAATTATGGCTCAGAATATCACTAAGATTTTATTTAGGAGAGGTACAGACGTTGTTCGCAGAACTGGTGGTGGCGACGGTGTCACTTTCGAATACGGTGAACCAGCGTTTAATATTGATACGAAACGACTATATGTTGGAGATAGCTCAACTGTAGGCGGCGCACCAATAGGTATTGTCAACCACGGAGCTGTTAACGGTATTTTTCAAGGTGGTGTAGATGGAAACCCACTCACTCAAGATGCTATTGTTGCTCTTACTGCAAACGGTGCTGATATAGGTGATTTAATATACGATAGCTCCAAAGAGGTACTATATCATATTACCGATAAAGCTGCTCTATCAGCAGTACCAGAACCAACACAGATTGTACGATATAATCTGCTAAGCCAATTAGATGGTACTAATGGTGTAACAGCGGTAAAAGCAGACGAGGTAGCTCAAATACATCTTGATACAACAGTATTCAATATAAGCTCTAAAATAGGGCTCTTAATTAATACAACTGTAGGTACACCAGGCAGCCAGCAGACTTTGGTTGTTGATGGTGATATAACAACCAATTCAAAGCTATATGCAGCTGATTCTACAGCTCTTCAGAAAGACTTAACTGTAGGATTGTTAAGCAATTTAAACGGTAACATATCCGCTTATGGTGAGATATTTACATACCCGTTTGGAACTCGTGGACGTAATAGCACTGACTGGTATACCTGCTATTCTTTATTTGCAACTAACAGCGGTGCCTGGAACGGTACCGGTTCTCTCCTGACTGGTCTATTGCCACTACCATTTAAGTATAGCACAAATGGAGCTTTAGTTTCTACGTATAGCTCGAACTGCAGCTTTGGTATCAATACAGCACCACCATCATTTAAAGGTTTAAGTGTACAAGGTCTTAATACTACGACAGTTGCATTAAGCGTACAAGGCGCCATCATCGCAACCGGTGACGTTGTTGTATTCTCAACATCTGATGAAACGTTGAAGAAGAATATTGAAGTTATACCTAACGCGTTAGAAAAGGTAAACCAGATCCGCGGTGTAACATTTGACTGGAACTGTGATTTCAGAGATGGTAAAGATGTAGGTGTAATTGCTCAAGAAATTGAAAAGATATTACCTGAAGCTGTGAGCACAAGATCAGATGGTACAAAGGCAGTTAAGTATGACAGCATTATACCCCTCTTAATTGAAGCTATAAAAGAGCTGAATAAAAAGATAACATGAGATATAATTATGTAATGCCTCCATTTGGTACTAATGGTGTAGCTTCCAATCTATCTATTGGTGAGCTAGCTAATGACGGTGTACCTTCTGATCCTGGTATAACAAGCGCTATACGAGAAATAAATGTATTAGCTAGTACGTACCCCGGTCCCTTACCTGTATCTATCACAGGTCAAACAAGCATCTCTACAATAGTAGGATTATTTAGACAGTATGCTGCAGGACAGAGTTTATACGCAGGAGGAACATCAACTGATTATTCTTTAGGTAGCGTAGTTGGTGCACAGGTAATGTCATTTACTCTTACTGTGTATGCAGAAACTTACAGTCAGTACCACACTAAAAAAGATGGTAAAATCACAATAAGCTTAAACGCAGCTACAGCGCAAAGACCAGCACTAGATTGGGAACTTAGAAATACACCAGCAGCTTCTCAGTGTATGTGGCTTATCACTGTAAGAGGTGGTCCATCCGTTGCTATCAACCCATATGTAATAGGCGCTGGTACATATACAATAGCTTCTGGGTTGATTAGTCCTTATAGTTATGATGTTTCAGTACAAGATTTAGCGTCCGGTTTGTCTATGACTACAAAAGTATCTACTGTGTATTCTAAACCCGCCCCAGCTCCGGTTACTATACAGAGAGTACCTTTTAAGATAAAAACAGGTGCAGGTGCATGGGTATCTGATGACGGATTGACAACATACGGTGCACAAGTATAACGGTTGATTACAGCATTTAACACACTATAATAATACTATGTCAATATCAACACTGTTAGTTGCAGTCCTTACATCTGGTAAGGTTGTTAAATTTGAATATATAAACGAAAAGACGAAAGAAAGACAGACTATATTCGGAAAAAGCTTAAACACAAATACTGGTAAATTTTTAGATGTAATTAATAACTGCGAGATATCTCTTAATATTACGGATAATACGGTCGCTTTTGTATCAGAATCTCACGATGACTTCGCAGGTGAGCTTGATATTATACAGAGTTTAATCAAAGACTGTAGTGATATTTTTAGTAAGCAACCTCATCTTAAAGTTCTAGTAATACAAGATGTACATCAGTATGCTCCTATCTTAAAGAAGTGTAAATTATTTCAATATTTTGATATACAGTCTATTATAAATCAAGATTCAGCTTTTTTAACTGTTGCGAAAGACGGCTGGAAAAAACTGATTAACGAGAAAAAGAAATGTGTATTAGAGACTCTGCAGAAAGATTTAGTAGAATTCGAAGAAGCTCAAAATATTAACGGTGTTGAAGAAATAAAGGCTATTATAGCTGCAACTATTACCGGTGTAGAAGAAGCGCTTAAACAAATAGATACTGCTGATACATACAGTACCCTAGTTACTATATGGCCACCGGTACTCTTACCGAGACCTACAGGTGCATGAAGATAGTATTATACGTAACGACTTGTAGCAAGAATTATAGACCTGCTAACCTTGTTAAACAGCACCTTGATAAACAAGGTTTTGAATACTATTTTGTGTATGGTAGATCACCTGAACTAGTAGTAGAACCAAAAATAATAGTAGACTGCGAGGAAAAATATAACCAGCTATCTCACAAGACGTATAAACTCATAGAACACTTCGTACATAAAACTGATGCAGATTATCTCTTAAAAATCGATGATGATACGTTTATTGAGAAGAATATCATCCCGGAGTTGATTTTCAAGTACGATTACGGTGGATATGTAAATCTGTGTGCAGAGCGGTTAAATCAAACTCGGTATTGGAACAATTTCAAAATGAAAGAGTATGATACTGATCCAAGCTACTTAGATAAGACTAATATCAGCCTACTTGATTATGTTTGCGGTGGTTTCTATTTTCTAAGTCGATATGCTGCGGAGTTTATTGTCAGTAACCCCGAGAAGGATTTTATCAATACTGTCGAAACTTACTTAGGTGAAGATAAACGAATAGGTTATACGGTTGCAAAGAACCCGAAAATAGCCATGCTCAAGATGAATGTAAAAACACCGCTTGATTTAGAAATTGTTACAGATTATGCTGTCATTCATCCAGTTAATCCTATAATATTTCATAAATTAGAAGGACGAACACCTGAAGAGAAATATAAAATTTTAGAAAAGTACGACTTCTTAAATACACATAACAAAATAAATGACCATATTGAGAAACATTAAGCAATCCCACCTATTCATTGTACCACATGCAGATGATGAGGTGCTCGGTTTTGGTGGTGTGATATCTAAATTAGTCGACCAAGGTGCAAAGGTAAAAGTATTTGTGATGTTTGATACTCAAACTGCTCGAAGCGAGCTGCAGCAAGTACATGCTAAGGATGCTAAAGATGTATTAGGTTACACATTTCTAAGTTTGTTAAAATTATCACCGGATGTGAATGATAGGGTACTAATTAAGCACATTGAAACTATTATTAAGTCACACGACTGCCATACACTGTGGTCATCCGGAGACACAGACCTACATCAAGACCATTCAAAAGTATTTAGAGCTGTTTGTTCCGCTATAAGGCCTTCAAAGGGTTTAGTGGTTCCGAGGTTCATAACCGGTGAGATTATATCCTCCACAGACCAGACAGTTGGTAGTGTTAGGTCTCAATTTATTTCAAATTATTATGTACCTCTAGACGATACACACATTCAGAGAAAGATTGATGCAATGAAGTGTTACCCAGGAGAATACAGTCGTTTGCGAGATTCAGAATATATCAGAGCTTATGCTATTAAACGTGGTGGTGAGATTGCACACCCATATGCAGAGGCATTTATGTTACAGCGTACTATTGTTAGTTAAAGAGTAATACACAGTAGCTTCCTTGGCTGTCCGCCCTGCGTATAATATGGGTCGATTTATCTCCGGCTGAAGATCTTTAACAATCTGTTTTTCACGCTCAGTTAAAACAGACATAGCTACTTCAGTATCTGCTTCCTTAAAGATGAGATTATATTTAAAATCTGTATCCGTGGCATACATTTCAATGTGATCTACTAATAACGGGTCAACATTTAACCTTTTGAAAGCTATAAAACGCTCTACAGTTTCAGGTGTTCGCAGATAGTAATAACTTTTAAGCTTTAAAGGTGGTATACANGCTCTGCAATTAGTCTGTTGTATTTCACCAGATATTCCAATAGGTAATGTTATCGGATCTATTTTGAGTATTTTAAAAAACCACAACTGAGATTCATAATTCGGAATGATAGTACCAGGTGTAACCTTAACGTGAAAATATTTTGTAACGGTATCTTTACTAATCTTTATGCCAATAGCCAGACTGGATTCATATTCCCTAGCCTGATGAGTACTGTAAAGCTTAAATGAATTTGCTGTAGAGATGTGGAAGAAGTCGCTTTGTAACACGTCATCAGCTTTGTCTAGCTCGGCATAATATTTTAAAGTAATAGAGTCACTAATACCGATACCTAGTAATTTACGCTTACCGGTAGATGGTAAAATGTTTATAAACCTGATAAAACCCTTAAGCTTTTCAGATTCTTTCAAAACTCGATATTCTTTATACATCCGATAAATACTTACATGTCTACTTGTATTTTTCCTTGGTTTCATCTAATATACCACACGGATGGTTACGCTTATCCGTGTTGTAAGGTGTTCGGAGAGGAAGAGTATAAAGTTGGCCTAACATCAGAGTCTCCTGAAGCGTTGTTTAATTCACCGACAATAAAAAAGCTGAGGCAGCAGCTTAAAAATGGACAAATGCCCGAGGTTTGCAAACGACACTGCATAGACGGTAAGCAGCCGTTTAAACACCTTGCTCCGCAGAAGTATCAAGATTTGCAAACTGAATATTTTAAAAATACACAGGAAGACGGTACATTTGCATATAATCTCAAATGCTGGGAGATAAATGTGTCTAATATCTGTAATTTCAAGTGCCTCTATTGCAGCAGTCAACACAGCACAATGTTTGATGGAGCAAAACTAAAGACCTGTTTTAAGACAACTGAAGAATTATTGTCAGTTGCCAAAGAAACACTTAAAGAACTAGATATTTTATATCTAGTAGGTGGTGAACCACACTTAAACGAGAGTTTTTATAGCTTACTCGACCTGTTATTAGAGCAAGGCCGCTCTGATATAGAGGTTCAGTTCTCTACGAATATGAGTGGTTATATGTATAAAGGTCGCAATATGTATGAGCTACTCAACAACTTCAAGAATGTAAAGATCTTCGGTAGTCTAGATTGTAGTGGAACACGGTTAGAGTATATACGTAGAGGGGCTAATTGGAATCAGATAGAGGCAAATAGAGAAGCAATGT